CTGGAGGGAAAAACAAAGGAAGAAGGGGCGGGGTGGGCGTCTGAGGGGATGACTGCATCCAAAGCTGCCGAACTCCTTTCCATGCTCAAAAGTAACATACGTTCGGGCTTGCGGCCTCAATCATTGGCGGAAATGCGGGGAATGGCGGAAGAGGCACGGCAGGCGGAAGAAAAAGCCGCCAGACTCGCCGCCCGTGCATCCGTCACCTTTGCTGAGTTCTGGGAAGCGGAATACCTGCCTTTCGCCGCCGCAACGAAAAAAGAACGGACTGTGAGGGAAGAGGAGGGGCTTTATCGGCGTGAATTAGAAAAGCCGTTGGGTTCTCTCCCTGTTCGGGACATAAGCCCTTTCATGGTGGAACGCCTTGCCCATGACGCTCAGGGCGCGGGGAAGGCCGCCGCAACGGTACGGCATATTGTCGCCCTCATCCGGCAAGTATGGAACCTCGCCGCATCCCGTGGCGTTGTTGCCGGAGAGTCCCCTACCAAGCGCGTGAGGCTTCCGAAACAGGATAACCGCCGGATGAGGTTCTTGACGGAAGAGGAGGCGCGGCTGTTGCTGGAGGTATTGGCAGATCGGAGCATGGATACCCATGACAGTGCCGTTCTTTCCCTCTTTGCCGGGCTACGGGCCGGGGAGATTCATGCCCTGACATGGGGGGACGTGAATCTTGACGCGGGCACCCTCTACATCCGCGACCCCAAGAACAAGGTTAGCCGCCATGCCTTTATTACGCCGGAGATACGGGCCATGCTGGTGCGGCGTGGGATGGATGGGATGAAGCGGGGGAATTTTGTCTTTCCGCCTACCAAAGGGCAACAGAGGGCACAGGTATCCTCTACTTTCGAGCGGGTTGTCAAAGAGCTAGGCTTTAATGAGGGAATTGAGGATGCGCGGGATAAAGTCGTGTTTCACTCCCTGCGGCACACTTTCGCCTCATGGCTGGTGCAACGCGGTGTTCCCCTCTACACAGTGGCGGAACTCATGGGGCATACAACATTGGAAATGACCAAACGGTACAGCCACCTTGCCCCGGACACCATGCGCGCCGCCGCAATGGGGTTATCCGGCATACTGGATAAAAAGCCCGTCAAGGTTATTCCATTCCGCAAGAGGAGCGCGGAAGGTAGCGAGTGATACCCTGATCATCACGATATTTCCCCGGCTAGGTGCGGCGTCATGAACCGCGCCGAAAAGATGGAACCCTTACCGTCCTGCCGGGGTACTCATAAAGGGCATCCCATAAGGGGGGATTTTATGTTTTCTAATAAGATACCATTGGGCTTACTTAGTGAAGCGTATGGACTAAGCATGGAAGAGTGCTTGGAGCTCATAGGCCGTGTCAATGTCGTTTCTCATACGTTCAATGTCCCACCAAGCGATGTAGAGGCTACGGCAAGCCGAGTTACCGATAAGGTGCTTAGTGATGGTCAAGTATCATCCCCCGCCTTTTTCTTGATGTGTCTCACGGGCTGGGTTGCATGGAGGGAGAAAAACACACAGGATGAGCTTAGAAACATTTTTAGCAATATCCTACGGGTTATCAAATCCCAAAAATTGGAGGATGCAAGGGTATGTCTCTATCCTCTTGTGCTGCTCCAGTACGTCACCGATTACCAAGTAGACAAAGAGCAAGTCATTAAGGTTCTGTTTCAGGAAGGGGTTCCTTTGAAGAAAGAGGTGAAAGGGCTCACCTATGCTGTGGTAGACTCCATCCTACGGCGCAGAGGTTCATCTGTCCCCCAAGAGGAGAAATCCCCCGCTGATGAAGCAACACCGCATCACAAGCCGAATTCTGCGGAACAAGCGGATACCCCGGCAATGATGGAGGACGCCGCACCCGTTGACGGGGAAGAGGAGAAGATATCTGACTCAATGCAGACAAGGGAGGAGGTGCTTGCTAAGGTCGGAAAATGGTATGCCCTCGAACCCACCAATGAAGCTATCCACGTAGGGTTGAGGCGGCTTCAAGAGTTACCGTATAGGGAAATCTATAGCAAAGTGTTTGGAGAGATTACAGGGGAATTCACCAAGGCCATGCAGGAGAAAATTCGCCGCCGCTGGCGTTCGTTCCTTAACCTTGCAGATGATAGGGGCATCCCCAAAAAGACGCTTGAAGACATGGTCTCCCCACGATAGCGTGGCCCACGCGTGGCCCCACGCGTTTTTTTCATATCCTAGCCTGCCGTAATGGTAGGCTTTTTTTTTGCAAAAAAATTTCCTTCGTGGGTTCCGCGTGGCCTCTTCTCTATGCAATTCTTCTGTCATCAAAAATGGTTACAGGAGGTTATACGCTATGAATCAAGGTTTCATTGAAGCATTACGTCAGACGCTTCCCCCTACGTTTTCCCGGCAAGTCGCGGCGGCGAATCTGGCGGGTATCTATAGCGCAGGCAGGCTTGCCAATCTGGACAGTAAGGGTGAAGGGCCGGGCGGGGTGCGGCTTGGGCGTTGTGTGGCTTACGAGCGCGAATCATTCCTTGCATGGCTGGAGAGACGAATCAATACGCCTTCCGGCAATAAGCGGCTGGGAGGGTACGCCTGATGCTCAGAAACACGAAAAGCCGGGGGGCGGAATCCCCGGCTCTCCAGAAAAAGGCATTTGTCTTAGCAGGACGGGAAAACGATAACATCCTCTCCTCTACCCCGCAAGGTTTTTCGTCCTGCGTCCCTTGCGCCAATTGCCCGCACTTTCGTCTTGTACGGTTCAACAGTCGCAAAATTCGGCACCAATGCGGCTATTCCGGCCTATGGCTGGAATCTTGCGGCGTGATTGAATGCCCGGTGCGGCGTGAGGGGGTGGCTTGTGCGTAAAACTCTTCCATTTGCCTGTCAGGGGCGCTTGTGTTGCCGCTGTAAACACGCCTCTATCCGTGGCGCCTTCCCCGTCTCAGAATTCATTTATTGTCGTTTTCGGCATGAGGTGGTTAAGGCTGATTCCAAGCCGTTTTATTGCCCCCAATACCGAGTTTTCCGGGGGGTGAATGCATGAGTGCCATTCCCCAGACCACCGAGGAAATCCGCGCAGCAGTGCAAGCCCGCGCCATTGAAATCCAAGGCCCGGCAGAAAAGGAAGCCACGCCGCAACCCCGACGCCCTTTGCAAGTCGACCTTTCGCAATTTTCTGGGATCCGTTACCTGCGGGAATATCCGCCCGCCTTTGACTGGCTGCTGGATCAGAGCTTTCGGCTGAACAGCCTAGGGCTCATTGCCGGGGTTCCTGGCGCGGGCAAGGGATCCCTTGCGATTCAGCTTTGCGTTGCCGTGGCAAGCGGGACTTCCCTTGTGGACACGTGGCATACCGCCGCCCCTGAACCCGTTGTTTACCTGAGCGCCGAAGACGACGCGCTGACCATCCACAGACGGGTATATCATGCGCTGGAACAACTGCCGGAAGACCTGCGGGAACAGGCGGCCGCCAATTTTTACGGGATTCCCGTACACGGTGGGGTGAACCTGTGCCGCGTCGTAGGTGGGGTTGTTGAAGCTACGGCAAATTATGAAGACCTGCGGGATATTCTGGACGCGATCCGTCCCCGTTTGCTGGTTCTGGACACGCTGGCCCGTTTTTCCGGCGTTGACGAAAACGACAACCCAAGCATGACCGCTTTTTGCGGGCTGCTTGAAGGGCTGATCGACGCCTACGGGTGCAACATCATTTTGCTGCATCATTCAAACAAAACCAGTGGCGATCTTATCGAAGACCCCAAGGAACTCGCCAAGGCGTTGACCCAGACGGCGATGCGCGGGGCTTCCGCCCTTGCCGGGTGCATCCGGTGGGGAATGTTGGTTGCGCCTTTGGGAGCGGCCCTTGCCCAAAAACGGATCGGCGAGCCTGCCACCGGAAAATATGACGGGGCGTTTCTCGCTGTGCGTGTGGGCAAGAAGAACAGCGGCGGCCCGGAACCCCGCTACTACCTTGGGCGCGACGAGCATGGATTGCTTTACCGAGTTGATCCTGATGCCCGGCAGGAAGAGGGCGACGTGGTTTGGGATGCCCACCAGCTTGCGGAAGAGGTGGAGCGGCGGCAACGCGCCGGGGAAAAACCCCTCAGTGCAACCAAGGGTGGGCAAGAGGCTTTCGGATGGGGTATCTCACGGACTCAAAAGGCACGAGAGCGAGCTATAGAATTGGGACTTTTGATTGAGATCCGGAATTCGGGCAAGAAAGGCAGAGCCCTAACTACGCCGCCCTTGTGTTCCAAAAATACCGAGGGTTCCGATTACAAAGGAACTTAGAAGAAATACTTATATTCTACATAATTATAACAAAGTTCTTATAGTAAAGTTTTAACACCCCAGAACCAAGAAAAAACATAAATTATTTCAATATGTTTTAAAAATTCCAAAAGTACCCCCTAAAGGGGGGAATGGGGAAGGAACTTTCCCCAGTTCCTCCCCTCCCCTTTAGTCTTTAGGGGGCCGCGAAAAGGAATTTATGAGGAGTCTTCATGGATGTTTTGACCCTCTATCAAACTCTCTCTCCTGCCGGGGAGATCAAAAGCAAGGGCAACGGCGAATACTGCGGCCCTTGCCCAACATGCGGGGGACGGGATCGCTTCCTCGTGTGGCCTGACCATCCTAGTGGGGCCACAGGTGGGCGGTTTCTGTGTCGCGGCTGTGGCGTACAGGGGGACGCTGTTGAGTTTTTGCGGACATTCCGGGGCATGAGCTACCGGGAAGCCTGCGAAGCCCTGAGAATCGAACCAAACCGCCACAACAGGCATGTCATAGCGAACAGCGCGGCAAGGAAGGAATGGGCACCCGACCCCGAACGCCTCCCCTCTGCCGGGTGGATGGAACGGGCCGCCGCGTTCGTGCGCGAGTGCGCCGCTGGTGTTGAATCAGGGGACGGGCTGGAATACCTGCAATCGCGGGGCCTGACGGTCGAGACGGCGCGAAATCTGGGCATCGGCTGGAACCCTGCGGACAGATACGACCGCCGCGCCGATTGGGGCCTTGACGATGAAGTGAACCCGAAAACGGGCCGCTTCCGCAAGGTGTGGCTTCCCCGTGGGCTGGTGCTTCCGATCCGCCGCAAGGCCGGAGTGACGGCATTGCTTATTCGCCGGGCCGACTGGAAACCGAAAGATGACCTCCCCAAGTATTGGCAGGCCAACGGTTCCGGGAATGGCTGTTACGGCATCGGCAAGCCTGGCCTTCCGGTGGTGCTGGTGGAAAGCCTTTTGGACGCCGTGCTGGTCTGGCAGGAGGCGCGGGACGTGGCGGCGGCGGTGGCTCTCACCGGAGCCAGCAAACGCCCTGACGCGGGCACTACGGCGTTTCTGCGGGCTGCTCCCCTGATTCTGTGGTCACTGGACTTTGACGAGGCGGGCACGAAGGCGTGGGCATGGTGGCGGGAGCACTTCCCCGGTGTGAAGGCATGGCCTTGCGCCGTGGGCAAAGACCCCGGCGACATGCTCAAGGCCGGAGTCCCGATCCGTCTGTGGGTTGAGGCCGGGATAGCCGAAGCTGGAAAATATGCCCGGCAAGGTGAAGCTCTTCCTTTGCCGTGTGCCCCGGAAACGCCCCAGAATGCCCCCTGCTCCACGAATCGAACCAAAGACGAACCAAAGGCCGCGCCGTATCCTGATCCCGCTCCAAAGGGCGTCCATAGTGTGGACTCCCTCCATCGTCTGGCGGCTATCGATACCAACATTGATGCCCTGTTGGGTTGGGGATTGGTGCCGCACCTTCAAGACGGGGCACTCGTCATTGACGGCATGGACGCGTTGGACGCCGAAAGCCGGGACGGGCTGGAACGATGGTTTGCCCATAAGGGGCCGAACGACGAACCGCGCCGGGAACGTGTGATTCGGGCGTTGAAGACGGGCAGGAGGTGCGCCGCATGAAAATTCTTTGCGATACCCGCGAACAGGCCCCCTACACCTTTGACCGCTACCAAGGGGTGACGGTGGAGCGGGCCAGCCTGCAAACGGGCGATTACAGCCTTGCCGGGCTGCATGACCATATCGGCCTTGAGCGCAAATCACTGGACGATCTGACGGGCACCCTCACCAAGGGCCGGGAACGTTTCCAGCGCGAATGTGAACGCGGGCGGGGACTGGACTATTTCGGGCTGATTATTGAGGCCAGCTTAGAAGATGTGCGAAACCACGCCTACCGCTCTCAAATGACGCCTCAGAGCCTTTTGCAGACGCTTGCGGCCTATTCCGTCCGGTACGGGCTGCATGTCCATTGGTGCGGGAATCGGGCGGGCGGGGAGTACATGGTCTATTCCCTCCTCCAAAAGTTCCTTGCGGAACAAGAGGGCAGGCTTAAGGCGTTGATCAAGGCGCATGGGGATGCGGCGTAGCCGTTTGAAATGGCTTCACGGCAAACAGGGTTCAATCCTGCGTGAAGCGCACAACGGCCTTTTCAGGCACGAAAAGATAAGGACACGACGCATGAGCACAAAAAAAGGATTGAAGCCCTTCACAAGCGAAACAGGAGCGGAAGCGGGCCGGAAAGGTGGCATCGCATCCGGGGAATCCCGCCGCCGCAAGAAGACCATCCGACAGGCCCTTGAAGCCCTGTTGTCATGCCGGAACCCGAATAACGGACTTGAGGGAGTCGAAGAAATGGCGCTTGCCATTTTTGAAAAGGCCAAGGAGGGAGACGTGCGCGCCTTTGCGGAAATTCGGGATTCGATAGGCGAGAAACCAATTTCCGGCATGGATCACACCAGCTCAGATGGTTCCATGTCCCCGCGTCCGGTAGATCTCTCGCATCTTTCCGCCGATGAGCTACTCCGGCTGACACGGGAGGCGTTCAAGGAAACGGCGTCAGCGTGACGCTTTATATGCAGCATATAAACCATAAAGAAGGATTTCAGAATGAACGCAGGAGAACTTGTTGTCAGTTTGATATTGAATGTGAATCGTTTCAAAGCACAGTTACAGGATGCCCAAAGAGAGTTTGATACTGTGCAGGCCGTAGCACATAGTGCAGGCACAGGCATATCCGATGCATCCGATAAAAGTGCCGCTGCTATCTCTGAGATCAGCGCGTCCGCGCGGGATGCGGGCCGTGACATATCGAGCGCGGCGGAAAGAGGGGCTGCCGACATCGGCAATCTCGGGTCGTCTGCCCGTGATGCAGGGGGAGAGCTTGAGGACGCGGGCAAAAGAGGCGGACGTGGTCTTGATGACATTAGGTCGTCTGCTCGGGATGCTGGAAAAGAACTCGAACGTGCTGCGGCTCGGGGAAGTGACGGGTTCGAGCGTATGCGGGGAACCCTTGCGAAAGTCGTGGGTATTATCGGGGGTATCGCGTTTTTGAAGGATCAGCTCTCAGGATATGCCGATGCCGTCAAAGACGTTGAGGAGGGCAGTAAGGCCCTAGGCATGGACATAAAAACATTCCAAGGGTGGCAATCCGCTGCCCGCGAAGTCGGGCTTGAAAGCAAGGAACTCGTCGATCTCATAGGTGACGTTGGCGACAAGATGCAAGATGCGGTTTTGCATGACAGCGGCCCCTTTAAGGACGCTATGGAAGATATGGGCCTGTCATTGCAGGGTGTCAAAGATGGCGCAATTACGTCTTCGGATATGCTGTTGCGGCTTTCAAAGACCGTTGAAAATCTCTCGGCAGATAAAGGAAATGCCCTCCTGCGCCAATACGGGTTCCAGCCCGATACGATCAAGATGATCATGCTCGGGGAAAAACGCCTCAAGGAGTTGATCAAGACAGGAAAAGAAAAGGCGTGGATCGATCAAAAGGACATTGAGAACGCCGCAAAACAGCGGAAAGCCCTGCAAGAAATGTCTGTGGGGTGGCAAAAGGCCGCCGCCGCGTTTGCTGGTATCGTTTCTCCCGCAATTTCAGTCGTTGCAAAGGTTCTAGCAAAATTATTTGAACTTATTGAAGAAAATAAACAGTTCGTTATCATTGCGTTTACAACCTTTGCTACGATTATTGGTGTCGTTATGCGCGGTGCACTGATGAAAATGGCTGAGGCGGCATGGGCGGCGATGGCTCCTCTAGCTCCTTTCCTTCTTATCGCGGGAGCCCTCGCGCTGGTTATCGACGATCTCATTACTTACATCCAAGGCGGTGAGTCCGCTTTTGGAGACTTTTGGAAGATGTTCGGTACTGGCGACGAAATCGGGGCTCGGTTCAAGGCTCTATGGGAAGGGATCAAAAGCATTCTTGAAAGCGTCGGCGCCGCGCTGAAAGCCGTTGCGAAATTCTTCATCCTTATCTTTTCGTTGACTGGACAGGGTGTCGTCAAGGCAGTCGAAGGAATCTGGAAAGGTGTCACCAAGCTTTATGATGTACTTAGATCGATGTTGGATTGGGTAGCAAAAAAACTCTACAACCTGCTTCCAGATTGGATCAAAAAATGGCTCGGCGGTGATGAATCTTCGCGCCCGGAAGAAGAAAAGACAGAGGCCAAGCTCGGCGGCGTTGCCAATTCGATGCGGGTTGATGATGTCCGCCCGTCTATTCTGCCGCCGCAGGTGCGGGCCGGGGATGCGCGTTCGGGAAGCGTGAGCAACGTCAACAACTCAAGTCGGCAAACGGTATTCAACAATGATATTGAAATCATTACGCAGGCGACGGACGGTCAAGGCGTTGCACAAGAGCTAGACCGGACATGGCGTAATCAGACCGCGCAGGCAGACAGCGCATTCGGATATTAACCTGCCGAAAGTTTAAAAAAGAGGCCGTTCACCCTTTGCCTGGTGGCGGCCTTTCTTCATGCGCGCATGTCGGCGCGTTCTGCCCTCATTTGGGCCTTGATGCGGCGCACATATCTAACAGTACATGAAGAGGCCCTAGAAACGACCGTAGCGGGCATTCCTGCGTTCAAAAGACGGCGGATCAAAATGTGGGCTTTACCATGTGTAGGCATGGGGGCGGGCATCGGCAATCTGAACTCCCCGGCGAAAGGGTCAAACTCTTCAATCATTCGGCATCTTCTCCCGGCAATAGTGGAAAACTACCCACAAGGCAGGCGGATAGCGAGACTCTAGAGGGCACCCTCATAACTTATTGATATTACAATTTGCAAGCGATTTACTATGAATTACTGCCCGATCTCGATCCGAGGTTCACTTTTCCCAGACCGGGCCATTTTCCGCCCTCTTTCCACCATTGCCGGGCACCTCTAAAACGGTTCATAGGCCGGAAGGCTGGCGATATAGTCCGTTGCCCACCCCGGCCACCGGAACGCCTTGAAATCGTATTGGGGCCATTGCTTGCCGGGCGTCCACGGGTCGGGCTTGAACCAGAGTACGCCGCAGCTCACAAGCGCGTCCTGCAATTCGGCATAGGCGTACTTTGCGACGTCTCCCTTCATGAAGTCGAGCACCACGAACGCATCGGCGGGTTTCATGATGTACATACCGGAACGCAAGCCCGTAGGGGCCACGTAGCGGCTTTTTGTGGGGTAGATGGCAGAACGTCCGCGTTTCCGTTCCACGCGTCTCTCAATGGCCCTCACAACGTTTTGGTGGCGACGTCCCGTCAGCCCGGCAAGGTCGAGGGAACAGACGACATTGCGGGATATGCAGCACTCCGCGAACCCTATCAGGAATGGGGCCCAATGCTCGGCAACGGCGCGGCGGCGGATGTCGTTCAATTCATCAAAGACGTGGGCGCATCGGTTCAGGATGCGGGCAAGGATCAACTGCTCCGGCATGGTCTGGTAGTCTTGAAAAAGGACGTATTCACCGCCGGGCATGTGGGGGATCGGCTTATATCTCATGTGAGTAAGTATCTACCTAACATGCTGAAATAGCAAGCACGGTGGGGGCTGTATTTTAC